AGGAATCTTCAAAAGGTGTATCACCCACCAATCCTGTTATGGGCATCCTAGCCCACATCGCACCACCATGTACGTTTTTTTCATCTGTGTCGTCTGTCTCGCATCCAGTAAAAATTACTTGGAAGCTAAGACACCTATTCGGTATGGTCGTTACAGCTATCACCATAGCATGAAGAAATTCTCCTTGGTATCTACTATGGTTGCAAGTGTACTCCCTCCGCACCCAACATTTAAAGTGCGGTACATTGCTCTGTAAATATGCCATTACTTTTTGACTTTACCGCCTTTCTTATAACCTTTCTTACGCATACCGACTTTACCGCCCATTGCGTAACCTTTTTTCTTTACTTTACCTCCACCCATCATTTTTTTAGTTTTGCGACCCTGCATTGAGCCGCCTTTCGCACCGCCTTTAGACTTCATAATTTTCTCCTTAGTTATTTTTTACCTACTTTTTTAACACGTTCGAATGAACGTAATCCAGCAAGACCTAACATTCCAGTTAAAATCGGAACCATCATGGATACGTCCACTTGAGGAATAACAACCCCAAATGGTGCAGCCAGTGGGCTTACTAAATAGTTTATAACAAAGCCTGACAAACAAACATAAGCAGTCAATGGTCGCCAAGAACTTTGAAACCAGTTTCCTTTCGCATCTTCTTTGTTTATTGCAAGCTGTGCTAATAAAGCCTCTTGAGCGTGTTTCTCGCCCATAGTAGCTATTTCGTGAGCCAAAGCAGCCTTTTGATCTTTGTCTTCGATAAATTTGTCTAAAAGACCTGTTACTGGACCTACTAAACTCGTTAATACACTCAAATTGGAACTCCCCTTATATCTGCTAAATCTTGTAAATTCTTTTCTTTCTTGCCTCCATCATACTCCCAAGCGTATCCATTTGCAATCATTTCATTGTTTATACTGTTTTCAGATTTATTGCTATAAAACCAACCTAACATTCTACCATATTTTCCGTCTTTTTCTGTTCTTACAATTAAATTTTCAGCACCTTCTAATCTTTCTGTAAGATAAGCTTTAGCCTCAAGACCAAATACTTTTTCCTCTGCATCTCTTGTTCTGCTTTCAGGAGTATCTATCCCAGCAAGGCGAACACGTTCTTTTTTTGAAAGGTCAAACCCCAAGTCTATCACAACATCAACAGTGTCGCCATCTATAACTTTAGTTATTTCTTTGACTGCGTACTCGTACATTACTCCTCCTTATTTTTTCTATTTAAAACACTTCCTGTTAATATGGCTCCAAACGACAAATGAAACAAGCCCCCACCCATCAAAGTATATGGATCATGGTGGTCTGTCATCTTTCTCATAAGCTCCATTTGAAGTTGAGTATTGTCCATTGTATTCATTGTATCTATAAAACTAGCTATCTCTGGTCTATTTACTCCATACCACACAGGAACGAGGACAAAATCAAATAAACATATAAAGAGATACACTCCCAAAGCTATTGATTGGAAGTTAACATTAGCCATTCTTTGTAAAAGCACTGGAGGCTATGAAGGCTCCAATAATGCCCATGTTTGAAAGAACCCAAGTGCTACCAATACTGCTCAAATGATCTAATCTATCCAACGGAACGAGATCTGTCATAAGCACTGCGATATAAGCTGTAACGGACACCGCAGAAAACCAGACCATGTATCTTTGTTGGTCTTGTTTGGCATTGTCGTTCTCAAGACGGATCTTTCTCTCCATAATCTCAAGATCGTCTATTTGTTCATCTCCGTTAACATCCAGTTTTGCTGCAAATTCTTTAGCTGCTTTACCTTTAAAAGTTTTTTGGGTCATTTAAACGCCTCCTTCATTGAGTTCATTAAATCTTTAACTGTAACTCGTTTTTCTTTTGGGTCGTAAAGACAAACAATCTCACGAGGACAAGCATCAATACTTTCCATGATTTCAATACCTCCACTTCCGTTAGCTCCTTCGTATAGACACCAGTATTGTCTTGTTGTTTTTCCTCGGAAACTTTCATGAACTTTTTCAACTTTTTTAAGTCGGCAAATCGTGTAGCCTCCATTGTCGAGGGTTGGTCTGTAATAATGCTCATGCGCCTCTGTCCACGAGCCAGAGACCGTATGCAATAGCAACGAGAATAGCAGTGCCAATGCCAAGGGTGCAAATAAGGATAACCCAGAATAAAATCTTTTCTTTTCTTTCTTGTGCTTCATAAATTTCCTTCTGTCTACGCTTACGAATTTGGCCCTCCATCTGAACTAATTCTTCCCAAGCTGAGGTTCCATGTGCGAACATTATGAAGGTTTTCAATTCGTCACGCTGCTGTTGTAATTTTTTTTTAGCAGCGAAAGCTTCGATAGCTTCCTGCTCTATACTCTGTCCATTGAAAACTTTAGAAAATAAAGTCGGATTTTTGGCTCGTTTTTCAATGTTTGATACATCTGAGACTGCTCCCATCCAACGACTTAAATCAGCCGTCATACTTTCCAGTTCTCGACCTGCCATAAAAGCTTTTTTTATTCCACCAAAGGCGGCTGTGGCAGTTGAGATAGCCGCACTTATAGTGATCGGGTCCATACTACATCCGTATGACGATTGTTATGAGTAAAAGAAAAGTAGCACCAAAAGCACTAATAAGGATATTTTCAATCCTCCGAAAACGATTGTAAATGTCCTTAAACTGAATATTGGCTTCAGTTTCGAGGCGAGTAGTGCGTGAATCAAGAGAATGAATCTCTTGGTTAAGAGAATTTACTGTTGGCTTTGTCAACTCTTCTTCTTAGCTTTCTTTGTTATTTTTTTCTTAACTTCAACTTTAGGCTTTTCTTCCCAAGCTTCATTTTCAGGCGTATCTGGATTATCAGCTACATAATGACCAGCGGCAGTTCTTGCACGAACCATAACGGTTTCCGCAACTTCTTTCGCTTTATTTATAGCTTCTCTACGCATAACTTTCGCTTCTTTCATTTGTTTAGCGATTTTTTCATAGACTGATGATGACATTATTGCCTCCTTGATAAGTTATTCATTGCAGCAATATCACGCTGCGTTTGTATTCTATCTTCTGCAATACGAGTTTTATCTTGCAGAGCTTCCTCTGAAATATCAATTCGTTGTTGCTGTACGAGAGCATCGTTTCTTTCTTTCTCTCTGTCAAGTTCTTGAGATCTATCAAATTCTTCTTTCTTTCTCTCAATATCAGCACCTTTCAATGCTAATTCCTGCTTCCTAATCGTCACAAGTGGATCTTCTGACTTCTCAGGTGTAACACTCTGAGCATACTGCTCTATCATCTCTGCAGCCAAACTTGAAGCCATGTTCTGAACTTGCTCTTGTATCTTTGCTTGGAACTCAGGGTTTGTCTGCATCATTTGTTGTGCTTCAGGTGGTAAATTTGCCATAATCTCCTCTTGAGCCTGTTGTTCTGAGAATAAGGCTATATGCTCTTGAATATGCCCTTGTAAGGCTGAAATGACATTCATGTTAGCTTGGACTACAGGAGTAGACATTATGGCTAGGTGAGCCTTAATATGAGCCTGATGATCTTGTTGTGGAAATGCTTGTGCCATTCCTCCTGTTAAAAACGCTTGATTCTCCTTTGCAGGGTTCATTGGCATAGGTTGTGGAGGGGGCGGTAGTATAGCTTCAATATTACCAACACCAAGAGCCTCGTACATTTTACGATATGCCTGATATAAACCTTGTGGACCACCATGTATCTGTGGGTTTGACTGCACAAGTTGTAATTGTGTCTGTGCAAGTGAAATCCTCTGTGACATAGAGAATATGTTGGGGTCGCTAACTGGCAATACATCAATTCTGTTATCAAAGTCTTGTGCTTTTATTTCAGGTGGACCTCCTGCAGCCATATAAGGATATGGTGTAGGGTTTTCTGAGAATATTCTAGATAACAGTTTAAATTCTATCTTTTGTGAATAATGCAGACGTTTATGTATCGCAGACATAACTTTTGTGCCACGCTCCATAATAGCCATAGTTGTTCCTACAGGCATTTCACCGCCCATCTCCGCAACTTTCATGTCTGCCATTGAAGCAAAACGTCTACCTGCATCAACTAGAGTACCTAAAAGATTATACAAAGTTCCTGAAGGTTCTTTGAAAGGCAATGGCATTAAGGAACCCCTAATATCACCACCTATTGCATCTATATCTCTAAATTCTCCTGGCTGGATTGGATTGTCCTCATCACGAATACGAGCACCACGAGACTTAAAACCTGCAGGAAGATTGGAGAGAGTACCTGCATCAATAAGTTGTCGTAGTAATGATGTAGAAGCTTGGGCAAGACCTCCAATCATATGAGTAAGACCAAATCCATAAAATCCAAGACCAGGAAGAAATTTGTAATGTATGAAATACTGCTTTTGTTTTCTTAATATGTCATTTTCGTCATAGTTTCTACGAATAGCTAATACTTCACTTGTTTCTTTTAGAATTGTAACGATATATGGCAGTTTCAAACCTGATGGTTGTCCATCTGCACCCATATCTTCAAACCCCTCAATATCAAGGTTTGTATGGACTTCATATATCGTCAATTCTTCGTTTATGCTCGATGGGCCTACACCCTGTATGTCGTCTACTGTTTCTTGGACTTGGGATAAATTGCTAATAGATCCAGTAGACGGCAATTCAAGATCACGATAGAACCCTGCAATCTGCATCTTTCGTACTTCATTCTCACTCATACGAATAATGTGTGTTATTCTAGGGCTTGTAAGCAAATCAGTTGCAGCATAAGGAACAACCAAGTCTTCAGCATAGACAAACTTGCTTACGGCTCTTTGTAACAACGGATCAAAGTAAACTTTTTTAAACGTAGAACCCACAATCGGTAGATAGAACAACATCTGGTCTAATTCAGGGTCATACTCCTCCATCTCGTAGGTAATTTGGTAATTCATGTACTCTTTAATACGTTCTGCTTGTGCAGAAAGCATAGGATTATCAGCACCTATAACCTGTGTACGAACAGGACCACCTGCAGGTAACATCTCACGATAAGCTTGTGCCTGAAACTGTGTTACAGACTCTGCAAGCAATGGATGCACTACTCCAGAAGCTCCTTCAAATGGTTGTGACCTCTCTTCTGGCTTCATACCTAGAAAAGACAAGCCATCCTTGTAGTTATCTTCCCACTCTTTACGAGAGGATATATCATCATCTATATCACCAATAAGATCATTGGATATAGGTCCTAAAACACTGTCATCAACAAAATCAGCTATATTAGCGTTAAAATCCATTGGCTGTTGCATCATTTCGGTTTGTTCTTCAAACTCACCTATGATAGCAGTGCCATCATCAAACTCTGTAATGTCTTTTTCTTTATCAAACTCAATCAGGTCTATCTCTGCTTGTTCAAGTTCTGGAGACACATCATTGACGTTACCGCC